CACTAAAGGAAAGCTGGTCGGCAAGCAAGACATTGCGGACATCTACGGAACCACGATCACTACGGTGACCGAATGGATCAGGCGCGGGTGTCCGGTCGTTCAGACTGGCGGCAAGGGGATCGAATGGAAGATCAACACGGCGGAAGTTTCGAAGTGGCTGCGTCAGCGCGACGTTGAGAATGCGACCGGCGCAAACCTGAGCGACGAACAAGAACTGAAGCGACGCAAGCTGGCGGCTGAAACGCAAAAAGCTGAACTTGAAATGCTGCGCGTCAAAGGTGACGTGGTGCCACTGAAACAGGTGGAGCGATCACTGGCGAACACGTTTGCTGAAGTCAAAACGAATCTGAGAAACGTGCCGCGTCGCATTGCGACGTCATTGATTGGAGAGCAGTCTGAGGCGCGCATCAAAGAGGTGATGATTGAAGAGATCGACCAGGCGCTTGAAGTGTTGTCAGGATTCACGCTCGATGACGACAATGAGATGATCGACGATGAATGATGAAGCACTGATCGCCGACTTCGGAAATCAGCACGGCCTGAACGACGTCATCACAAAGGCGTTGCAGCATCTTCGCCCGCCGCCCGACCTGAAGCCGTCAGAGTGGGCCGAGCGAAACGTATACATTCCGGTCGGTAATGCGATCCCCGGCTTGATCCGATTCGACAATGCGCCATATCAGCGCGAGCCGTTGGATATGACGGAGAACCCAGAGTGCCAGCGCATCACTCTGATGTGGTCAGCACAGGTCGGTAAGACGATGCTCGCGCTGTGCGCTCAGGCATACAAGATCGCGCAGAATCCACAGAGTCAGATCATGATGCAGCCAAGTCAGGGCGATTTATCCACTTGGTTGGAGACAAAGTTCAATCCGCTAGTCGAAGCAAACGAAACGCTGCAAGAACTGATCGCCAAGCCGCGCGGACGTGAAGGCGTAAACAATCAGCGCATGAAGTCATACCCCGGCGGATTCATCATGTTCAGCTGGTCGGGGTCGCCAAAGACGATGCGCGGTCGCTCGGCACCATTGATCGTGGCGGATGAAGTCGACGGATACGACAAGACGCAGGAGGGTCACCCAGTGTCTTTGCTCTGGCAACGCGCGGCGACCTTTGGCGATCAGCGCAAGCTGCTCGAAATTTCGACGCCCACGATCAAGCACGCGTCGTTCATCGAGGACGCGTTTGATGCCGGCGACCAACGACGCTTTCACGTTGAGTGCTTGCACTGCATGCACAAGCAGCCACTTTGGTGGCGAAACGTGACGTGGACAAACGACGACCCCAGCACGGCGGTCTATGCATGCGAAGAGTGCGGCACGGCGTGGACGGACGCCGAGCGTTACGCTGCGATCCGCCAAGGTGAATGGCTTGCTGAACGCGAGTTCAAGGGGCATGCCAGCTATCATCTAAACGAGCTTTATTCTTGTTTCCGCAAGCTCTCAGACGTCGTACAATCCTTTCTGGAAAAGAAACGCAATCACGACCTGCAAACTTTTGTGAACGTATCACTGGCCGAAACTTGGGAAGAGGATGGCGACGGTGTTGATGACCACATGCTGGCGGATCGTTGCGAGGATTGGGGCGAACACGTCCCCGACCAGGTGATCGCGCTCTTTGCCGGCGTGGACGTTCAAGATGATCGTCTTGAGGTTGAGATACTTGGAATCGGTAAAGATGAAGAAACTTGGTCAGTTGATTATCACGTCCTATATGGAGACCCATCTTCAAACGTCTTGTGGGATGACCTTGATGGCGTATTGCTTGGCGGATATACCAAATCCGATGGGAGCGAGATGCATCTCAGAGCAACTTGTATTGACTCAGGGGGACATCACACCCAGCGGGTTTATCAGTACTGCAAGATGCGGGAAGCACATCGCATTTATGCGATAAAGGGTATCGCCGGATCGGGCCGACCACTGGTGGGCAAACCGACCAAATCAAACATCGGCAAGGTCAAACTGTTTCCGGTTGGCGTTGATACGGCCAAGCAGCTAGTGATGTCACGACTCAAGATCGACGAACCCGGCCCCGGCTATTGCCACTTTCCACAACGATCCGATGAATACTTCAAACAGCTGACGGCGGAAAAGCTGGTCACACGTTATCAGCGCGGTCATGCGCAGCGAGTATGGGTCAATACCAGAAAACGGAACGAAGCGCTAGATTGCAGGGTGTATGCTTGGGCCGCATACGGTATACTCGCGGTGAATATCAATCGGCTTTCGCCGAAGACGCGATCGGAAAAGCAGAAACCGGAGCGCAGTCAAAGGGTTAGACCGAACAGGCAAAATTTTGTCAAAGGTTGGTAATGGAAAATTTATTTGATTCCGCAAATGCGCCGACGAATGAACCAGCTGAAATTCAGTCTGGCGACTTTACGCAATGGAAGCGCACTGATCTTGGCGAAGTATATGCCAACGATTCATTCACCCTGAAATACTCAGCGCGTCTCGAAGCATCATCTGCAGTTGAGATCGAAGTCACGGCCACTGCAAGCGGCGATGATTATCTTGTGCAACTCGATAGCGCGACGACCGGAAGTTATGTCAGCGGCGTTTATTTATGGCAAGCGTACATTGTTCGCGACTCAGACAGTGAGCGCGTCAAAGTTGATGAGGGATACTGGGAAGTCATCGCGGATCGGGACACTGACACAGCCGATCCACGTTCTTTTGAGCAAAAGGCGCTGGATAACATCAAGGCACTTTTCGAGGGGCGTCTGACAAAAGACGTCTCAAGTTTTTCAATCGCCGGGCGTCAGATTACAAAAATGGACACAGAAGAACTGACAAGGCTTCTGGAATATTTCGAGGCTCGCGTGGCGCTGGAGCGATCAAAGCTAAACGCCAAGATGGGCAAGAAAAATCCGTTCACGATTAAAGCGAGATTTTGAATATGGGTTTGCTGGACATTTTTCGGAAGCGCGATGATGCAAAGCGCACGACCCCGAAGACTCAAAAAATACAGCATCGCATCTACAAGGCGGCGGAAACAGGCCGCCTTTTTGGTGATTGGAAATCAAATGACAACTCGGCAGATGCGGAGATCCGGCATCAGCTGAAACTGATTCGTGAGCGTTGCCGTGACTTGGCGCGAAACAATGAATATGCACGCCGATACATAAAGCTGCTCGAACGCAACGTCGTTGGCGAGCGCGGAATTTCATTGCAGATGAAAGCACGAGAGCCAAATGGCGTTCTTGATATTGTGGCGAATGATCAGATCGAACGCGCCTGGCGTCAATTCACAAAGCTGGGTGCGCCAACGATCGATGGGCGGATGGATTTTGTGGACGCTCAGAACTTCGTGATTTCATCTGTGGCGCGTGACGGAGAAGCGATCGTTGTGCTGCATGAAAGCAATGAGCCGGGAATGCCATCAATTCAGATTCAGTTCATCGAGCCAGATCAGGTTGATGAGACGTACAACGGCACATTGCAAAACGGCAATGAAGTTCGGATGGGCGTTGAATTGAACGACGCACGCCGCCCGGTCGCATACCACGTGTTCGAGAATCACCCAGGCGATGACATCTTCAATATGAAGAAATCGAACATCAAGCGCATGCGCATTCCGGCGGAAAAGGTCATTCACATTTATGATCAAGAGCGCGCCGGTCAGACGCGAGGCGTTCCGTGGTTGCAGTCAGTTGCAGCGCCGCTGAAGATGCTGAACGGATGGCGTGAAGCTAGCCTGGTCAATCAGCGCGCCAGCGCGTCGAAGATGGGATTCTTTACGACACCCGCGGGTGAGAACTTTCCGGCGGATGACTATGACAATGATGTGCCGCTGGTCGATTTCGAGCCAGGCACACTGCATCAGCTGCCGGAAGGCGTTTCATTTGAGGCCTTCGATCCGCACAATCCAACGACTAACTTTGCAGACTTCGAACGCCAAATCTTGAAGGGCATTGCATCGTCGTTGAACGTATCGTATATCGATCTGGCGAACGATTTGGAGTCGGTCAGTTATTCATCAATTCGCCAGGGCGCTCTGGCAGATCGGGATAATTA